TGTCACACCAAGTGCAGTTACAGGCTGAGTCTGGGTGCTCTGGCTTGCGCCCTGAGTGAGCGGAGCAAGACCAACCTGATTGCTGACTGGAGTAACAAGTCCGTCATAGGGAATGAAGTACGAGTAGGCAAGCGTGATTGAGAACTCCTCAATCTGATCCGTTGCCTCATACGATAGATCGATTGCCGAGATGTCGGTGGGGAAGCAACCGATCAACTTGTATGCCTTGATGGGCTTTCCGTTGCGGTCGAGTTGGTTCACGGTCCAATCGGCAAATGCGGTTCCTGCAAAGGCATCGAAGGATGCAACTGCGGTATTGCTTTCCATTCCCTGCAATGCATCAAGCCACTTCTCAAAGCGGTTCCTTAGATCGAATGCAGAGTCATTGATGATGGTGATGGTCCAATCAGCGAACTGACGATCTCCTGGCAACTTGATTCTTCTGCCGCGATATGGCACTTCGATGACTCCAAGAGCCTGACCAGGAAGAGATGCCGACTTGACGAGGAATGGAACCTTGTCATTGCTTCCCTGTGGACCGATTCTTCCGTCAACTTCGAACAGCGATGGCTTTACACCAGCACCGACCATCTTGCGAGCAAAGTTGTTGATGTTCATTCTAGTTTCTCCCTGTTCCTATTTATTCGATGATTGTTAGGTTCAAATCACTTCTTGCCGCAATGAAGTTCAACTGGATGAAGTTGATCGACTTCAATGGCTTGATGTAGATGTCTGCCACGAACTGGTTGCGGTCGATCACATCTGCGGTGTTGTTCGTCTCATCGCAGACGATCTTGAAGTCAGAGATGCCACGCTGTGCCACGATGCTCCTGAGATATGGAGTGATTAGATCGCGGAACTGAGCACGGGTGAACTCGTCATTGAACTCGAAGAGCGAGTACTTTGCAGCCCTTGCGATAGCCTTCTCGACTGCAATGAAGACTCTACGGACATTGATGCGGTCGAATGCGCTTGGCTTGACCAACATGGTCTTGTCACCATACAATGCGGTACCAGATCCATCATTGAACTCGGTGAAGAAGTTGATCTGATTCTTGTACAACTCATCGCGGTCGTTCTTGGTGAACTTGGTCTCAAGACGGATGGAGTTCTTCAACATTCCACGGGCGAATCCTGCTGGAGACTCCCAAGGAATCTCCTGGGCACAGAGGATACCAGCAACATCGGATGCAAGAGACATCTTGCGGGTCTGATTGTTGAATGTATCGAAGAACAACTTGCGTCCAGCAACTAGGATTGTATAGGAGTTGCTTGGAAGAGACAGGGTGTTCTTGCGGAAGTTGATCGCATTGTTTGTGGCAAACGATGTGTGTTGCAATGCACTTGCAGGTGGTGGAGTGGGAATCACAAGGATGGTGTCCTTGCGAGGCTCAATCACCGCATCGTAGATGTACTGCTCTCTTGCTGTATAGGCAGTTTCAGTGTCGTTTGCAACACTCGACTCTGGAAGGAAGATCACATCTGCTGCATTGTCATCATCTGCAAAGAGGGAATATCCCTCAATGACCTCTGAATCTGTTGCTGCACTTGCGCTGGACTCTCCGTAGAACAATGAAGCATCGTAATAGCCAGTGCGGTTGTAGGTGTTTCCACCATTGTTGTATGTCGTGTAGATATCACCGAATGCCGTGGTGGCAACCGAGTTTGCATTTCCTCCACCAGTGAAACCGAATGCCTTGGTGCAATAGACATAGCGCGAGTTCCTGTTGATGTAGTCCTTGTAGTAGATGGATTGACCATCAAGACTCTTTGCATCCGTTGCCTTGGACAATAGTTCGAACTTCTCAAGAACACTTCCTCTTGGACCGAACTTTCCTTCAAGGTCAACGACTGCAACACTGATCTCATCATTGCTTCCACCAACCGAGGATGCGTATTCGGATGTGCCTGGCATCTTGTCAAAGAGCACCGAGGAATCATATGATTCGGATGTCTCGGTGAGGACAAGACCGCTCTTATCACCGAACTGAACGATGCCGTTGGCAAAGTTGTTGCGGATACCAGTAATACCACCAGTTGCATCGAAGTTGATGGTGGCTGTTGAGAGATTTCCATCAGCATCAAGAGTTCTAATGGTCTTTGGTCCTGTTGCACCAATGAGGTTCACCCAGCCAAGACCATTGCTTGGTATGCCAAACATTGGATTTGCGACACCACACCAGATTTTGATGTACTTCCACAAGCGATTTGCTTCAATGAAGGACTTTGAAGTAAGAGGATCTGGAAAATTATTGGATACTTCTGTCAGGTTGGTGGAGACATTAAAGATACTATTTTGGAAATTACTTGGTATGGCATTAGTAGGAACACCGAATGGTAAAACGGCAAAAATTGTTCTATCACCAAGAGATAGACCAGTCTGGGGAGAGTCTCCAAAAGTTCTAGTCTGTCCTGGTCTGAAATTGTTGAGGAAATTGGTGTTGTCGAATTCCCAGAACAAGAAATCAACCTTTGGATTTGATGGGGTGCTTAGGCTGCTTTCACGAATGAAGTCTCCTCGGTATGACGGGTTTGGTCCAATGGCAAAATCGTGGAATGGATTATATTGCCTACCTCTGTCATCACCCCATAGTCTAAGCGGAAGTGCATTGGCATTGTTGCCATCTGGATTAAGACCATTCTGCATGAGGGTTCTGTTATCAGAAGTGGTTCCTGTTGCATAAAGGAATTTACCCACTGGACCATCATCCCCCGCAGAAGTATAAGTAGTTATAAATTCGTTTGCATTTTCAAATGAATTTGGAACATCAATCGTTACCATCTTCCAACTAACTTGCTGAAAAGTCTGACCACCGTTGGCATTGTCTGGAGAAACGATCATCGGAATAAATATTGTTTCCCCCGTAACGGGATCCGTCTCTCCACTATCAACAAGTTCAAACACTCTTGCTTGGAAGGTTATTCCAACGGTGCCGTAACTGATGCCTGGCATTGTAGCGGTATTTGCATATCCGCTGTGCAATGTGTAATCGCGGAATCCTCCACCACTTCCAGTTACAATGGTTTCACCAGTTACTCCATCGAACACGATGACACCGAGCGCATTGCCGAAGTTGCCTGGATAACGAGCCTTGAAGAAGGACACAGGCTCAATGCCATCATTTCCAGAGAAGCCTCCAAGATCGCGGAACTCATCCTCGTTCTTGATGGTTGCGTGTGTCACGCTGCCAATCCATGTGATGCCTGGATCAAGAGAGACTGCATTGTAGTCTCCATCCTGCACTATGCGGACAACCCTGAGATTGCTTGAGTAGCGAAGGAAGTTCGATGCCGCAAGGAAATCCGTGTTTCCCTCCGTGTCGAACTGATCAAGAGTTGGCTTGCCGAAGATATCGGCAAGTTGGCTCTCTGAGGACACGGTGGTTGCAACAAGACCTGGACCCCAATTGAAGACTCCTGCCATTCCGCCACGATTGAATGCCTCTGGCTGAATGAACTGCGAGAGATCAATCTCTGATACCTTGACTCCAGGACTTAGTTGGGTTGGGATTGGACTAGCCATTTTCTCTCCTCTTAGATGATCTCAGTGAATGCGCTGTCGGTTCTCGTTGCAATGAAGTTCAACTGAATGAAGTTAACGCTGCGGGTTGGCTTGATGAAGATGTCTGCCACGAACTGATTGTTATCTATCACCTGACCAGTGTTGTTTGTTTCATCACAGACAACCTTGAACTCGGTGATACCTCTCTGAGCCTGAACACCACGAAGATATGGGATCACTAGATTGCGGAACTGAGCGCGCGTGAACTCGTCATTGAGTTCGAACAAGGAATATTTAGCGGCTGTCGAGATTGCCTTCTCAAGTGTGATGAACAATCTGCGGACATTGATGCGGTCGAATGCACTTGGCTTCTTCAACATGGTCTTATCGCCGTACAGAACGGTGCCTTCACCGCTGAAGGTGGCGACAGGATTGACACCTGCGACATAGAGAAGATCGCGTGATCCCTGATCGGGATTGAATGCCAACTTGATCACATTCTTGATCTGACCACGATTGAGACCTGCTGGCGAATACCATGCCTGAGTATTGAACTCGGTTCTGGCGCAAAGACCAGCGATATCTGCATTGAGCGGAATGTAGCGGAAGACATCGTTGTACTTGTCGTAGATGTACTTCCAACCGCTGTCCATGACCACATACGACGAGTTGATGTTGTATGTGTTGTTCCTGCGGTTTATGATTGCCTGTGTTGCAATCGGCTGAGTCTTGTTGAGGACATCCTCTAGTTGTGGGGAGACGAACAGGACGCAGTCCTTGCGGGTCGTTGCAATGTCTGCAAGAAGACGAACCATGGTGGAGTTCGATCTACCAGAGATGAGTAGTGAGATGTCCACCTCATCCCTATCGGCAAACTTGCTGTATCCACCGATATAGAGACGATCAGTTGGCACCGTGGCAGCGGATGCACCAGAGAGGCTGAACCGCGAGACATTGGCTAGGGTGAAGCCAGTGCTGATGTCTGAGAAGTCTGTGGATAGAGCGGCAGGTGTTGCTGCTCCCCAAAGGCTCTCCATGTCACCAGCCCAGACATAGTTGGAGTTGTTGTTGATGACGCTAGTAGCATAGTTTGGTGCGCCATCATTGTCCTTGGCATCATATGCCTTGGACACATTCTGGAAGACCTCAAGCACCGATCCTTCGATGCCTGTGAAATCTCCATCCTCATCGACAACGACCACATTGAGTTCATCGTTTGAACCACCACGATTGGTTGCCTGAGTGCTTGTCTCAGGGGTCAACTGAAAAAGATCCGCATACTTGCTGCGATACTTGACGGTCGATCCCGAGGGAATGACGCTTGCCACGAAGTTCTTCAGAGTGGCAGTCAAGCCAGTTGCCGATTCAATCTGGAATGTCTGTGCGAAGTTGTTTCCCGAGAAGATCAACTTGTCATCGACCTCGACGGTGCCACCAAGAACCGTGGTGAACTTGATGGTATCCGAACCAACGGCAGCAGTTGCTGCTGTGGTGAGGTTGGTTTCACCTGCTCCATCAAGCACAATCACCTTGAGCGAGTTACCCAAAACTCCAGGATATTTCGCGTAAAATGGGAACTGAAGAGATGCAGATGCACCCAAGATGTCCTCGTTGAGGAACTGAAGACCAGTTGTAGCACCAGAGTTTGCATTCGTCTCATCTGAACCAACCACACGCACTACCTTTAGGTCGCGGCTATACTGAAGAAAGTTTGCAGCGCAGTGAAAATCGATGCCATCCTCTCCTCGTACAGGCTTGCCGAAGATGGCAACAAGTTGATCCTCATTGGTGACGGTGGTTATTTTTTCCGCTGGACCCCATTGAAAGACACCTGCGATTGCTCCCGTTGCCGTTGCAACATTGGGAACAATAGTTGATATGTCAATTTCCGAATAGTTCACACCAGGGCTAAGTTGTACTGGTAGTCTGCTCATTTGGTTCTCCCGATGAATCTACATGAGATATGTAGGATTTTTGGCATTTGGATTAATACCAAGCGGATTGATCGGATTCGCGCTCTCTGAACCAAGTTGTTCCGTCCCGTTCCCGCTCAACCACTGGCTCCTCCACTCCATCATCTATGAAACCAAACGGGGTCATTTCCTCCTCAAGTTTGGTGATTGTCTCCTGATAGATGTCCTTGCGGATATCCATGGCGGAAAGATCCTTGAAGTATGGTTGCGTGGACAGCCATCCGAAAAGCACAAGGGTCATCACCAAGTCATCGTTGTAGCCGACCTCTGCTTCGAAGGAGTTCTTCTTAGAGACGAAGGCAAAGAGTTCCTTGATCATATCGAAATCCTGAATGATCAATCTGTCTGCCTCGACAAGGGACTTGAGAATGGAACATCCCGTCCTCTTGACCACCTCCGTGGTGCGGACACCGAACTGACTCTGTCCTGCACCGAAACCGCCGTCGAGAACCTGACCCTTTCTTCCTCGCATGGTGGAGGATAGGAGATTCTCGTATTCAAGTTCCCCGTGCAAGACATCGGCAACCTGTCCACCCATGTCGTTGATCTCGACCAGTACATGGGCATTGTTGTACTGCTTTGCCGCCACATGGATGGCATTCGGAAAGACAAGAGGTGACATATTGTTGTTTCGGAAGGTAGCAGCCAACTTGTACGGAGCGGTGGTGATGTCTATGATGCTGAAGGCAGAGTAATCTTGACCTGTTCCCCGCGAGACATCCACACACATGACATAGATGTGCTTTTCCTCTGGCTTGGCATAGACCTTGAATCCCTCCCCGTTCTTGTAGACAGGATCGATGTATGCCAATGTCTTCAACTTGGATGGGGAGATCAGCGTATGGACCGAGCCGACGAAGTCGCATTCAAACTCCGTTCTGAACTGCTCCTCGGAGGTATTCGCAATCGTCTCCTGCTTCCACCTCTCATCTCGACCAGGAACATCCGACCAGTGGACATCGATTGGAATGTATGAGTTTCTATTGTTGGTGGCATCCGTCCACAACTTGTAGTACAGATTCATTCCGTGTGGAGTAGAGACTATGAATACCTTTGTCTCCTGACCCGATGAAATGGTTGGGTATACTGACGAGAAGAACTCCTCTGCCACATTCTGTGGAACATAGGCAAACTCGTCAAGAAAGATCATATTGTATGATCCACCACGAACGGCTGATGAGGATGTTGCAGAAGCAAGAACCTTTGATCCGTTCTCAAGTTGGATGGAACCCTTGTTCCATTCAAGCACACCCTGCTGCAACCACTTGGGAAGATATTCATATGCCAACTTGAGGCGCGACAATAGTTCCCTAGCCGTGCTGAGTTTGTTGGCTAGTATGGCTACATTCACGCTCTGATTGAATAGGATGTAATGTAGGATGTATGCCGTGACCGTGGTGGACTTGCCGCTCTGACGGGGCAACTTGGCGATCACGAATCTCGTTGAATGTACAGTCCTGACCATCTCCTCTTGAAAGTCATAAAGTTCAAAAGGAACAAGACCTTTGTCAAGACTGATGATCTTCACATACTTCTGTATGAAATAGATTGGATCGCGAGCGCACTTGGCATACTCCTCAAGTTGCTCCTTTGTCCAGTTGATCTTGACATCAGATGCCTTGAGGTTTGGATTACCGAGATAGTTCTTTGTACTCTTGTCTTCACTCATGATCTAGGATCTTCTTCGATTCATCTATGATCTCAGTCGTGTCTTGCATTGCCTTGGCAAAACTTCTCTTTGGATTGATGAGTTCCTGTAGTTCCTTTGTGGATCCAAGGAATATGGCATTCGTGGTGTTGTTCACGGTCTTCTGCTCGTACTTGTCCTGCTTGATGGTCTTCATGCGCTGATGCAGTTCAACAAGATCCTTGTTCGTCTCAGC